CGATTGCCATAATGGTTTAGTCCAATAAAATTCTTTTAGATCTGAGTTGACATACCAGTCAGGATGCCATCGTCGCCACCTAGAAAACGTTTTGTATTGTTTGTCTGGATTGGCACTTGTACAATCTATAAAGATCGTATCTCCTGCTGGTATCAGCCAACGCAATCGGAGGACTTCGTAAAATCCACGTGGGATGGTTGCAAAGCCCTCAGTGCCAGTCATGCGGTTGTGCAAGGATTGGCTGCGTCGATTTTGTTTTTCGTGATACCAGTCGTTTATCTGTCGTCGAGATTTACCCACAGCAAACCCCACCTTCCACACTACAGTACCGTCAGGCACTTTGTCCCAGGGTTCAATAAACACCTTACATAGATGCTTACCAACACGTATGGTAGATGTAAGACGTCTGCGGTGTGGTCTGTAGGTCATGAGCGGCGGTAGAATCGACGGTTGTAGTTACCCTCCCATACCAAGTTAAGTAAACTGATAGGAAAAGGAGTGTCACCAATAATAGTGATTTTTAAGTTTTCGTTTCGTTGATAGATCGGTACATCATGTAAAGCAGCTGCCGACAAGTTAACGTTGTTTAGGATGTAACTATTAGGTAGAGTAACGTTAACAACATTATTCCAACGGTCTTTACCTGTAATATCGACACGATAGGTGACTGGACCGCTGAGACCTGTAGATACTTTAATACGGTGCAGAATTAGATCTGCAGTTACATCAGCAACACTGCTTTGACCTTCACGTTGGGTTGTGTAGAAGACGGGGAGCTGGAGCTCCATATCATAAACATAACCAATAATCAAGTCACGTCCACGATAATCACCAGTTAATTCTACAGTACTACTTGAAATATCAGCATCTTCAAAATAAGACACTGATCCTTCGGTATCACTGCTAGTAGCATTTGTGTCACCAATGTAAGTACCAATGACAACAACAGCTAGTTTTTTACCAGTAATATGATCAAACGGTAGATTAACTGTAGTTTTGTTAGTAGTGCTGTTGTATGTACGATACGGATTGATATTAAACATATCAAGACATACATCAGTCTTTTCACCTGTAGGAAGGGTTAAGAACCCAGCCTCACTAGCTTGTGTCAGGTCATAAGATGTTAGATAAACAAAACCACCAGAACTGGTTACAGCGTAGAAGACACTTTTATCGAAGAACTGCAAACGCAGATCTCCAGTTAACTTCCATTTATACCAACTCTGCACACGGTTTTCACCTTGTACAAAAAACCTATGTTGGTAGATAGTATCAGATCCCGACTTACCTAAAGATGTGATAGACATAGCAGGTGATGATACCATCGAGTCAATATCACTAGGCACGTATTCTGGTACGTTTGCAGTAGCTTCGTCAATAGATGCAGCAGCTTCCTTTTGGATGTTGAGCATCATAAACAACTTACTGTATAGATTAGATTTACTAATGAATGCCTGTACAGTACCTACTGATACAGCATCAATATCTGCGTCACATTCAAAAGTACTAAGTGTATTGATTTTCGTTGTTGTAGGGCTGAGAACGTCAGCATCCGTAGATAGCAAGAACTGCTCGTTAGGACCAAACAACAGCAAACCAACACTGGTAGCCAGCGTATAGTTCAACGTCACAGGGCGGGTAGATGTCGCCTGAATGTCGATAGGATCGTCAGCGGTTACAGCCTGTGAAGTATTAGCAAAGAAGTTAAAGTAATCACCAGCACGGCTCATGATCACAGCTTCATTAGCTAGCAACCCCAACCTGTTACGGTAAAAAAACAAGTTAGTAATCTTTTTACCAATAAAACTAGGAATTGGGTTAGTGGTGTCATCACCTACTACACGGTCATCCCAGTTAACAGGTTCGTATTTAAAGATACCGTTAGCTTGCCGTACGAGCTGGTGAGGCATGGTAGTCTCATCAATCTCAAACGTAAGTCCAGGTCCGATAGTTTCTTCCCACACACCAGGACCACGTGCCTGGCTGTTGGTAGTTTTAAATTCTACATATACATCATCTGCATTGACATCATCAGCGTTAGTCACACGTACAATATAGCCGTTTTCACACTGGTTAGGTAGGCGTGATGCAATGTTGATTTTATCTTGGAAGACATAGATACCCTCCTCTTGCGATGAACCTGCAGTCGAAATAGTAAAAGCAGAGGTACCAGAAACATAGATACCAGGTCCAACTTGGGTAGCTGTGATACCACTGATAGCATTAATGCTGGTAGTAAGTGCAGCAGCGATACTGCTAGAGTCGAGTGTAGCTCCAGACACACTATCAGGTGTGTTGTGTGTACAATCCGTACCGTTAACAGTAACGATATAGTCTGAGTTATATGCAATCGTACGAATAACAACAAACGCTTCATTAGGTTGAGCAGGAGACGTTGTAGTCTTCATTGCTGTCGTCTTGTTTTTATTCAAGACAAACGTATAGTCGTTGATAGTTAGGATTTCAATATCGTCAGCCGTTGCATCTTTCAGGTATGCTGTTGAAGGAATGTTTGCGGAACCGATGGCACAGGTTGTGACTTCACTGTCGTAATCACCTTTCTGTGTAGCTTCATCACTAACTGCGTCATCATACGCAGTCTGGGCTGTGCCCATATTTGTGTTAGCTGTGGTAAGTTCAGCAGGTGTATTTGCAGCAGCAATAGTTTTCTCTACTTCATATACACGAAAACCATCACGTTCTAACCAAGGGTGATCATTAGTTCTGTTGTTACCTAATGTGTAGCCCGCAGGCATTGCACCACCACTAGCTACTACAGCTACAGTACCAGTACCAGCAATAGTATTATCTTTGACAATACGTTGCCCATCTTCAATGCGTTCAAGCACACCAGCGTCCAGCATTTCTTCATAGTAACCGTTTTTATACGTAACGTCTACTTGAAACAAACTGATTTTAGTGGGGTTTTGACCGTCATTAGTTTCGGTACGGGTAGCTTGTGCTGCGTGTAAATCAGCAAGTTCAGTTGCTGTAGTATCACGAGCAGTATTGTACGTATCTAAATCTGACTTAAGATTAGTAACGTTACAAGCACTAGGCTGTCCGGTAGCAGCAAGGGTACCCATATCCACAGCACGAGGTTGACCATCTAACAAACCCCAGATACGAAAGATACCATCAGTAGTATCATACTGACAAACATATTTTTCATTGTCATCCCGAAGGATTGGAAACCAACGTCCTCGGGCTGTTGCATTGTACAGTTCTGCTTCAAATTTACCACCAGGTCGCTTAAGCAGACCTAGCGCATAGTCAGGGAAAACGTTGGATGCCTCTACAACTTGCCCAGGAAACTTTAGTTTATCTGGTTGTTGGGATACACCCAATAGCAAGTTTGGAATCCTTTGGGAAATTGTACTCATCGTGCAAGTGCGTTATACGGTTGATAGTTATTGTAGTAGTTTTCACCGTCACGCCACCCAAAGATGCTGTAGTCAGCTTGGTTGCAGTCATACTCAACTGCTGCGGCACGGGTCATTAGCTCTTGTTCTTGCAGTAGTTGTACGAGTTGTGACTCGCCAACTGTTTTTAGTGCTGACATACGAGCAGCACGGGCTGTGATGTAGTTCTGGATTGCAGGAGGTACATCATTAAATTCATACAACCAAGTAATATCAACATCAAGGTTTTTAGTAAATTGGTATGTATGGTGAAGTCGGTCGTAGAGTTTCTTTCCACGTCGTACTACATCATAGTCATCACGATGTGTTTCCGTATGAGTATCTATCTGCAAAGCATTAGTAGGATACTCGATTTCTTTAGTAACGGAGTCTGGTGTCAAAACGTACTTACGTTCTTGGTTGAACAACCACCCTTCTGATTGCACTTGCTTATTTACTTCACGTAGTGTCGTAAGTACGATAGCAACTTCAGGGTTTTGAAGATCCAGCGTGGTGACAGGTGCCTGTCCCACGGAGCTTAGGATTTGATTGACAGCATCCAGTTCGGTGGACGCAGCATAGGTGACAGGCATAGTAGTAATAGATAAAAAAAAGGGGCACCCGAAGGTACCCCCAAATAGATCAGAATGCAGCAGGCTTGGTAGCGGTACCGGCAAACAGTTCCACGCAAGCAGCGGGGTTCAG